CGTGCTGTGCGTAACAAAGCGCGGGCCATTATGGAGAAAGAAGGGTTGGTGCATAAAGGTGACGGCAAGGACGTTGACCACAAGAAGCCAGTCAGTAAAGGCGGCGGTACTGTGCGCAGTAACCTGCGCGTCAAGTCGGCCTCGGCCAACAGATCGTTTGCTCGTAACAGCGATCACACAATTAAATAATTACATGAGAAGCAAATGCAAATCGTTGAAGACAAAGCAATACTCCTAAAGACCAGAAACCCCGATAAATACGCCATCATCCCCAAGCACAAAGTCATTAGCGAAAGCAATGGCACGTACGAGGTATTGGTGTACTGGGGGTTGGAGGAGGTCAAGGTACTACGCAACTTGGGCGTGAAGGATGCGCCCTCACCAATCGTCAAGCGCTATGGCTGGCCTGGACGATACAAGCCAATGGATCACCAGCGGGTCACCTCTGAGTTCCTGACGCTCAACCGCAAAGCCTTCGTGTTCTCTGAGCCGGGTACGGGCAAGACACTATCGGCGCTGTGGGCTGCGGACTACCTCATGAGTATTGGCAAAGTACGCCGCGTGCTTATCCTGTGCCCGCTCTCAATCATGCAGTCTGCTTGGCTAGGGGACTTGAGCAACAGCATCATCCACCGATCTGCCGTTGTAGCGCACCACGCGCAATCTAGCCGCCGTATCGAGATGGTGCAGCAGGACTATGAGTTTGTCATCACCAACTACGATGGGCTCAACCTGATCGCTGACGAGGTGCGTAAGGACGGGCGCTTTGACTTGGTGATTGTGGACGAGGCCAACGCGTACAAGACGCAGACCACACGGCGCTGGAAGGCGCTGGCGTCCATCCTGACCCCTGACACCCACCTGTGGATGATGACCGGCACACCGGCATCGCAGTCCCCCGCAGATGCGTACGGGCTGGCTAAGCTGGTCAACCCCAACAACGTGCCCAAGTTCTACACCGCATGGCGCGATATGGTCATGAACAAAGTCACCATGTTCAAGTGGGCCGCTAAACCCAACGCCGTTGACACGGTACACACAGCGCTACAACCCGCCATCCGGTTCACCAAGGCGCAGTGCTTGGACTTACCCGATGTGCTGACCACCACCCGCCTTGTGCCCCTGACCCCGCAGCAGGCCAAGTACTACAACCTGCTCAAAGAGCGCATGACCGCCACTGCCGCAGGGGAGACGATCACGGCAGTCAACGCTGCTGCCAACCTCAGTAAGCTGCTGCAAATCTCGTGCGGCGCGGTGTACACCGATGACAAAGACGTTGTGCAGTTCGATGCTGCCCCACGCCTGTCGGTGCTCGAAGAAATACTGGAGGAAACGGACAGGAAGGTCATCATCTTTGCGCTGTTTCGCTCCAGCATAGACACCATCCACCAGCACCTGCTCAAGAAGGGTGTAGCGGTGGAGTGCATCCACGGCGGGGTCACGCCCAACAAACGCGCTGACATCATCCGCCGGTTCCAAAACGAGAAAGACCCACGGGTCTTGGTGCTGCAACCGCAAGCATCGGCCCACGGGATAACCCTAACAGCCGCTGACACCGTGGTGTTCTTTGGCCCCTTGATGAGCGTGGAGCAGTACATCCAGTGCATAGCCCGTGCTGACCGCAAGGGGCAGAACTCCGATAAGGTCACAGTTATCCACATAGAAGGTAGCCCGGTGGAGAAGAAGATGTTCACAGCTTTGGCCTCCAAGGTTGTGGATAACTCGCTGCTCACCCGTATGTTTGAAAGTGAAATAAATTCTTAAGAAAGGAGTTGCAGGCCCAGAAAATTCGTGTAGACTGTCAAGTCTTAGACAAAACAACAGGAGAAGTAAATGACTGAAATCACCGTCCCTATGGACAAGCTAGCCCGGATTTATCGTAAGATAAAAACCGAAATCGACACGCTAACTCAGGAGTACGACAACAAGTTGGAAACTTTGAAAGCGCAACAAGACGAACTCAAGTTCGCTATGAAAGATCAGATGCAGGCGCTTGGCGTCAAGTCTGTGCAGACTGCCTTTGGAACCGTAGCCATGATCCACAAGACGCGCTACTCCACACAAGACTGGGACTCGTTCAAGAAATTTATTGTTGAACATGATGTCGTAGACCTGTTGGAGAAGCGCATCGCGCAGACCAATATGGCTAGGTTTCTGGAGGAGAACCCCGGTTCAGTGCCACCCGGCCTGAATTCGTTTTCGGATTTTGAAATCCGCGTAACTAAACCAAGTAAGTAAGGTATTAACCATGAGTAATGTTTCTATTTTTTCCGCTTCGAAAGTCCCCGCTTTCGCCCGCAACAATGAGTTGTCTGCCACTGCTCGTGCCCTGACCGGCGGCGGTGCAGCCGGTGCTACTGGCAAGCGCATCTCCATCAAGGGCGGTGTGTTTCGTTTGATCGACGGCGGCAAAGAACTTGCCGCAATTGACGAGCGCCATTTGGATGTGGTCATCATCAAGGCAGCGCCCGAGGTGAGCCGCCAGTTCTACGCCGCAGCGTACAACGCTGATACTGTGTCGGCCCCTGACTGCACCAGCAACGATGGCAAGACCCCGGATGCTTCGTCTAAAAACAAGCAAGCTGAGACCTGCATGGCCTGCCCGCAAAACCAAGCTGGCTCGGGCCAAGGCAACAGCCGCGCTTGCCGCTACTTGCAGCGTATGGCTGTGGTGCTGGCTAACGACATCGAGGGCTCGGTGATGCAGTTGACGCTGCCCGCTACGTCGATCTTTGGTAAGGAGCAAGGTGACAAGCGTGCCCTGCAAGCCTACGCCCGCTACTTGGCAGCGCAGAACCCGCCGGTTAACCCCGAGCAGATCGTGACCCGCATGAAGTTCGACACGACTTCGGAAGCGCCCAAGTTGCTGTTCGCGGCAACCCGCTGGCTGACCGATGACGAGTACGACACTGTGCAGACGCAGGCCGAGACAGACGATGCCAAGAAATCCATTGCTGCCTCTAGCGCTAGCGCACCAGCGGCGGCTACCTTGCAGTTGGCGGGTGCAAAGCCAATGGGTCAACTCATGAACGAGGAACACGCCGCCGCCTACGAGCCTATTGCAGCAAAGGCTGCAAAGGCTGCAAAGGCCAAGCCAGCCCCTGCGGTGGTCGAGGAAGACGAGGAGGACACAGCGCCTGAACCCGAGGTGCGCAAGGCCACGGCCAAGCCCACCGCCGTGCCTGCTTCCAAAGGCAAGCTGGCTGACATCGTGTCCGCTTGGGACGACGAGGAGTAATTAATTCGGGGGGAAAGCGGATGCTGGTGAAGTGTCACTGCAATACGGCGGTCAGCCAGACGCAGCGAGTACCCCCACCTTTTACGAAGACACTATGGCCTACTCACAAAAAATTATTGACTTGGTAGCAACCTCGCCTAAGACGCCGGGCAACCAGCTTGGGCGTTGGGCCGTACACCTTGACTTCCCCGTGACCAAAATTGCCTACGCGCTGGGTGTCACCCGCCAAACTGTGTACAACTGGTTTGCCGGTAAGGACATCTTTGTCGCGTACCAAACTCGTGTCGAATTCCTTTTAAAAATAATGTCTACGTCCGCAACTGCTGATGTGGCTTGGAGAACAATATGCAAAGAATACAACCTCGAACCCTGACAAACGATGAGCTTGAGCGCCTGATCTACATCACCAAACCAAGCGAACTGTGCGCTGAATGGGTAGCGGAGTTGTTGCGCCGCACAGACAAGGACTGGAGTGAACCGAAACTTAAAGACCCCGCCCAGCTAGAACTCGACTTGTCTTAAACCATTTCCCAAGGATACCTATGGAACCGCTTGAGTTTCTAGCGGAGGTACTGCCACCCCCCGGAAATGGTAGGTACTGTGTTGTTGAACTATCAAAGAACAAGGAGCATTTTTTTGTAGACACATTGGAGCAAGCGCTGCCAAAGATAAACGCGTGGAAACAGCGGGGGCTGGATGTTTACTTTGCGCTGGGCACGTTCGGGAATTTAGATCGCCGCCTTGCAACCAATGTGCAGATGGTGCGCTGCATCGCAGTCGATGTGGACTGCAACCATCCCAAGGACATACCGGATGCGGATGGCGTAATTAAGTCCAAGGCGTACTCGTCAGCGCAGGCTGCGGCGAAGGCCATCATGCAGTTTGCCGAAGAGGTTGGGCTGTCCGGGCTGGGTAGCCCTTGGCTGGTGGCTTCGGGCGGTGGTGTGCATGCGTACTGGCCGTTCAAAGAAGCCGTGGACATCAACGAGTGGAAGCCGGTGGCCGAGGGGTTCAAGCGCCTGTGCTTTCAAAAGAAGCTGGACATTGACCAAACGATTACGGCAGACGCATCAAGGGTGCTGCGTG